TTTTGTATCTGTCTATCTGATGGGTAAGCCCCAGTTAGGCGGCCATTCAGCGCCATCTGGTGCATTATATACATGGTTCCCGCACCCATAGACAGCCTGGCCATTTGGCGCTGCTGAGCCTTAGCGCCATTTTGGCCTAACAAATTTTGTCGAATCTTGCTGTTAGGATTAAGCATAGCTGCTGCGTTAATAAATGGATGACCCTCGGCTACACGAAGCATTGTGTTTGTAGGCGCCTTAGCAAAAGGCATTATGAGCTTGCCGATTGGGTGTGTCCGAAACTTGGTTGTAAACGTGCCAATCATGCCGTCGCCCAAGTCAGACGTCATTGTGGCATAACGCGACGCCGCGTCCATCTCATCGCCGGCAAACTTAGGATCCAGCAAAACCATCATGCCGTCATCCAGCGCCTCTGCGTCTGTCCGGCCAGCTGCCTTTGACTTTCTGGCTGTGCGGATAGCTTCTTCATACAAAGCGCCGCGTGATGCAATCACCCGAAAGAAATCATCCGCAGACATCAAAGCCCGGCCTGGCAGGCGTATAACGCGCCCCAGGTGGTCTACAGCTTTGCCGACAGCGTTGTTTGTAATCCCCAGGTTTTCCGCATCAATAGCGCGCAGGCTGCCAGCCTCTACCTTGTTAAGGGTATCTGCCGGCGCCTCTTGAGCAAAGGTCTTGCTTGCTGTTACCCATGCGTCGCCAAATGCCTGGCTAAAACCATAAACGCGCGCAAACACGTCCTGGAAATATACGCCATCTGGGTCTGCGTCTTTGCCGACCATGCGCGCACCAGTCCGCGTGACAGTGCCAATAGATGCAGCTGTCAGGTCAGTCAGCGTATTGTAGGTCATGAACAGCGGGTTAGCTATGGCGTTCTTCAGGTGCGTTGGAAAATAGGACAGCAGGCCATTGATGTAGACCTCCATCCAAACACCTTCGATACGCTGCCCCCAGGCGCCGTTAACGTACTTATTCGCGTTAGCCTGGCCACCTTCTTCAAGTGCGTCCAGATAACCCTTAGCCATCTTCTCAGCTAGCTTGCCGCCGCCTGTTTCCTGCAGCATGGCGTTGAGCGCCTCAGCTGGCACCTGTGTGCCTGCCGGTATCTTGAACGCCTGCAGCGCTCTAGCAATCTCTGTCTGCGCGCCCTTGGCCTTCATCTGGATGCCGGCGTGAATAGACATCTGGCGCCGGAACTCTACCAACAGAGCCGGGCTGCCTTCGCCGGCCTGAATCTGCTTGGCCATTGTTTCTAACCGCGCAGCTGACTTTTGCAGCAAAATACGCACAGCAGTCATTTGTTCTGCGTTTAGTACACTACCGCTTTTTCTACGCAGTATTTCTTTTGTAAGACCGAGCTCGTCAGCCAGCAGCTGGTCAGCTGCGGCCAGTGTCTGGTCATTAGTACGGACGCCGCGCTTTGCTGCTTCTGTAGGGTTGGCAATAATCTCGGACATCGAATTGATGACCCGGTTGATATCTTCGCCGCTATCAAAGTTATTAAAATTAAAATCAATGCCGGTAGTCGCATCGACTACGCCAGGCGTAGTTATAGACGTGATTAGGTCGTCAGCGTCGCCTTCATCAGCCAGGCCGGTGCTGAACCCGCGACGTGCCTTTTCTGCTGTCTCTGTAACTGCAATGTCAGCTGCAGGCTCTGGCGGGGCGTCCACCATGACCTCGGGCGCTTCGTCTATCTCACGCGCTGTGGGCAGCCCAATAGCTGTGCGAGCATCGCCGCCGCCGCTTTCAAAACGTGCCTGACCTTCATCAGACAGCATTTGTGGCGCTAAATCTTCCTGTACTGATTCGGTTGTCTGTCCTTCAGGCAGCAGGCGCTCTGTCGGTGGCTCAGGCACAATAGTACCCTCACGAGCCGAACCCTTAGCTGATTTCTTAATCAGTGTGCTAAATAGCCCTGCGAGCTGGATGCCATCATCGTCAGTCGGGTTTGTGTCGGCAAAGCGCGTCACCCCGCCCGAGCGCAGTGCCTCGGCCGCCTGTCTACCTGGTGTTGCCATGAAAACTCCAAAGAAAAAGGCGCCTCACACGAAGCGCCGATTTTATTAATTAGTACCAGAATTTGGGGGCTTTGACTACCCCAAGCACCACATAGTGTGTTATGCGGTGCTTTGTCGTTTATATGAACCAGTGACGTATAGCTCTTGGCTAGTCTGACCAGACTTAGCAGCTGCGATTTGCCTACGGAGCTGCTTCACTGAAAAGGTCTCCTTGCCCCCCGACTTCGCTAGCTGCTTCTCCAGCAACGCCTCTAAGGTGTTCTTCGTAACTTGTTCCGCCATTTATCCACTCCGTTCCTGACCTATCTGTGTTCTTAAACACAGTCGTGTCATAGTATACCACGTCCGCGTATGTCACGCCATCGATTTTTCCGATATCTTCCATGACGTCTGCAAACACCTCAGCTTTCTCGTCAAAGATGTCCTGTTGACGTGTCGCGTCAAACCCATCATCGAACTCTGGGATGTACTGGAACCTGATGCCAACAAGGCCTGCAATGTCCTCGTCACCAGCTGCCTGCACGTCAACGCGATCCATCTGCCGGGCGTCTGTCACAAAGGTAAACCCATCGATGCCCCGCTCACGCAGTAGCGCTGTAATCTGCTGTGCGTAGTCGGCGCCCTGCCTGTCCCGGAAATAGATTTCTACGCCAGGTCGCGCATTAGCCGTACCAGATGGCACCACCTTTGAGATAAACACAGCGTCCTGGTCATACTTGCGACCGGCCTCGACCAGGGCTTTGGTCATGTTGGTCGGGTCAAAATCAGTCTGTGTGACGACCTCAAAATTCAGAGCTCGCTCAGCTTCGCCCATAAACTCGCCATATGTATTGTTTGCCTGGTAGCCAATGACCTTCTGGTCATCCCGCAATGGCGCTGTGAGCTCAGACGCCAGCTGCGCTTGCTCTGGGTTCGTAGGCCGTTGATTAGGCCGCTCCATAGATACACCAGCTGTAAAGCGCTGAGGTGCGCCCTGCAGCGTTTCTAGCTCTGCCTTTGCGTCTGCTATCTGCTCAGGGGTGCTGCCCTTCTTGTTGATGATGGAACGCAGCTCTGCAACCCGAGCACGGTCTGGTGAACCACCATAGACACTTTCATAGTCGAGAGACCCGCCTTCGCCAATCTTTGACGTCCAGCCGTTCTTCGTCCATTTCTCTTTTTCTAGGAACCAAATGACCGCCTGTAGGTCATCAGCGCCCAGGTCGCCCAGGTCTGCATTTACGTCGCGTATCATGCCAGAGCTGTTGATGCGCTCCGCTGCGTCAGCAAAAACCTCTTGGCCAAAACCAAACTCACCACCGATACGCGGGTTGTCCATGTTTGACCCGGTCAGGTGCTTGCCGGCCACAGCCTTTTCAGCTGGTGGCGGGATGCGCGGCAGGCCAGCTGCATCACGCAGATACCTGGCAGCCCATACATCAATGGTTGCCTCATTACCGTAGCCAATCAGGTTGCCGGTAAAGTTGATGGTTTTAGGCGCTTGGCCGACCTTGATTTGCCGGAACATGTCAAGAATGGCGCCGGTAGCAGCTGGGCTGTTGGTGTTGAACAGCTCGCCGCCTGCTTTTGTAATTAGCTTAAATGGACTGTTAGGATCCTTGTGTAATGCCGTCAATGTCTTCTGGTCTAGCGGTTCACCGTCTGCGACCATCTTCTGATATGCGGCAATTTCCGAATCAAACTCGCCCCGGCTGAAACGACGCAGGATAACTAGCGCATTGTCATAGTTTTGCTGTACGCCGGTCTGTGCAGATGTTGCGCCGATAACATCAGCGAACACATCACCCAAGCCGCCAAACTCCTGGCGCAGCCGGGTACGCATAGAACGATACCAGTTTGCCTGGTTGATGATCTCAATCGCGTCCTGGTCGCCAGCCTTTGCCCGGTCTACTACGGCCTGGACGTCGTTTACTGTGCGGTCTACCAGGGCAGCCTTATGAGCCGCGACCTCGTCCGGCTTGGGCTTTTTCTTGGTGCCTACATAGCTAGACGGCAGATGGAACTGGTAACTAGGCTCTTGCCACTTGATGGCGATAGAGCCGTTGCTTTTGACCTTAAATGTCGGGGCGCTACCTTCTGGGTTGATGTTGATAGGCAGCCAGCCGTCGCCGGTCGGATATTGATTTTTGACGCGCAGCGCTTCCTCGGTGACGGTCTGCACCAGGTCGTCGTCAGAAATGTTCTTTTTGTCTTTGGCTTTTCTTTTTTTCGCTGTCTTTGTAATGGCGTCTGTTTCGGCCTGTGACAGCGATTTAATCAGGGTCTTGATGGGCATACCTTCTGCCGCATCAGGATTGATGGTGGCGCCTGTAGCCCCAGCAATCGACATTACAGATGCGCGCAGCAAGCGCTGGTCATTCTTAATAATTTTTAGGGTTTTAATCATGCCATCAACAAGGCCGCCAGCCAGCGCACCTTCGCCGGCCATCTGCAGGCGAGCTTTCAGGCGGTCTTCTGCCAGGCTTTCTTCATTGACGTCATCTACAGCCAGAAACTCCATTGCCTCGGGCAGAACGCCCAGGTCAATCAAAGGCCTGATAAACCCGCCTTCTTCTGGGTCGAAGAACGCAGCATCAGCTGAACCCGACCGCAGGATAGGATTAAGCACACCGAACTTGTTTGGGGATGCTAGGTAGCCCACACCGAACTGCACAAAATCACGCCCGAGCTGAGCAGCAAATGTCTTTGGCTCTGCCACCTCTGGCAGACGCGGCGCTGGGATACTCAGACGTATTTTGCTAAGGTTGCCTTCCTGGTCAATTGCGCGCAGGCCGCTAGCTTCAAGAAACTTTTCGCCTTCTGCCTCTAGGACGTCGCGGCCAAACTTAATAATAGCCTGGCCGGCATCACGAGCGCCACCGACGCCCATGCGGTACAACTCGCTGCCTACGAAGGCTGCGCCACTCTTTACCCGATTGCTGGCGTCCTCAAGCTCACTGAGCGGCACACCGAAGATTTCCGGCTCAGCCTCCGGCTTTTTCACAGAGCCAATCAGGAAGCGCTCAGCGTCTGCTGTTTCGTATGCGTCGAGCTGTTGAGATTCATAGTCCACTAGCGCACCCCTATTTTAACATAGCTTTGAATTGTCTGTGTGATGCCCCTGATGATGGGGTCAGATTGGTTCTGTGTGGCCAGCCATTCTTTGGCTGAATTTATTGGGTTGTCCAAATCGACCGGCAAATTAGGCACTAGCGTTTGCGAGCTTTGCAGATAGCTAATAAATGCCTCTTTCATCATCGTCATATATTCGGCTTCGTTGCCGCTGTTGATTTCCCGAGCCTTTGTTACGACTTGCTGATAGGTAGCGCCCTGGCCGCCGCCTTGAGCTTTTGGCGTGTTCAACCAGTCGTCCAACTCAAACATGCTTTGCTGGAACATCATGTCAGCTGCATCGCCCAGAGCGTTGTTGCTGTCTTTGAACTCGTTGTAACGCAACCGGCTAGAGATAAGACCTTTAGCAGCTGTGCGGCCATCTTTGCCCTCAGCAATAGCGCGCTTATAGAAAGCATTGTAGTCGCTGATAGATAGCTGGCCGGCGTACTGGTCAACCAGGTCAACAGTCAAAATGTTATCGTTGTCTGCCCGGTTGAGAACCTTGAGCGCTTCAGGTGTCGTTTTGACCTCTGTTCCGGCCTGCTTTTCTTTCTTTAGCCCCAGGAATGTCTCAGCTGCCTTGCGCTGCGTTGGGTTGTACCAGTTACGCTGCAGCAGCGTCTGATGGTTTTGCAGTGCAGTGTTAAGCGCCTCTTCATCACTAATGTCTGTATTTATGATGCTTTCATACAGACTGACGTTTGCGGCGTCTGCTTTTTCTTCCTCTGCTTCTTCTTGTTCCCGGCGCTCTGTGTCTATCTTGGTCGCTATGGTGAATAAATCGGTGAAGACCTTTTGCTTGTCGCTCGGATCCATAGTTTTCAACATGCTGTCCAGGATAGGATCCTGCGGAACATTTCCAGAAGCAATGGCCAGTGCAGTGCCGGTGGCATCGCCTGATGACGTCAAAAGCCCCAGGCCGATAGCGCGGACAGTATCGTCTGTGGCCTTTGCTATAAGCTCTTGGCCTTCTTCCATCGTAATGGTGTTGTTAGCTACAGCAGCAGTGATTTCTTTATTGCCGTTCTCTACAGCGTTGCGGCGTGTTTCTATAGGCAAGGTTACATCGCCGGCAGTAATCACCCGGTCGTTAGTGTTCTGCTGCAGAATAGCGGCGTCTGCTGCCTTCTGCCGGTCGCGCACACTTACCTCTGCCTTGCGCGTAAGCTCAAACGCCTTGACCTGTTTAATCAAACCATCAGCTGCCATCTGATAGTAAGCGCCCAGGACATTGTTGCCATTTGCATCTTGGCCGCCAAACAGCTTCAAGCTAGCAGCTGCGCGCTCAGCGCCGTTGCCCATGACTATCTTATCTTCCAGATTAGCAGCTGCTTGCAGTGCAGAGGCTGCCGCCGAATCAATCAGGCGGTTTCTGGCGTCCTGGTTAACAGATATCTGTGTGCTGTTAACGGTTTGCCGAGAGCCAGAAAGAAAAGCTCTTTTTACGCGCTTGTCCTGGATGCCGGCAGCAATCTCATTGAGCTTATCAACGGCCAGCTGGTTGAAGCTAAGCTCATTCTTGGCTGGGTCGCCATCCAAAATAAAGTTGGGGTTACGATTACGCTGGTCATTCTTCAGCTGCGTTAGCGCATTATCTAGCTCGATTTCTTTTTTGCTCAGCTCATCGGCGCGCTTCAGCTTTTGTTCTTGCGCGTACCAATCGACAGCAGCTTTCTCAGCTGAAGCAAACGCAGCGCCTACACCGCGCTGACCTTGCGCTAGAGCACCAGGGTTTGCCCTGACCGAAAAGTTGATAGCCCCGGTCTTAGCTGTTGCCCCAGTCTGTCTTTGATAGGTTGGTACTCTCATTATGCGCTCGCTATAGCTGTGCCAGTTTGAATAAGGCTCTGTAGAGCAGCGCCTTTGCTGCGTGTTCTAGCTGCCTTGCCATACATGGTGTTCAGTGTGCCTTGCATCCGCTCCTGAACGCCCTGCTCGCGGAGCTCTGTCGCCCCGACCTTCGCGTTATAGCGCCGTGCAGCAATCTCTTCGTCAGCTTCTTGCGCGCTTGCCAGCGCCACTTTTAATGGGGTGCCTTCTTCTGCAATCCAGCCGTTATATCTGTAAGCCTGTGCCTGGGCGTCTTGCAGATCCGAGAACTGCTCGCGGAACTCAACAATCTTTTGATCTTCGCTGAATATCAGCTGGGCAGCTTCCTGGTCAGACGCCTTCGCGTTTCGCTCATTGATGTCTGCGTTGTAGTTGTACGCCGCCTGTTCTTGTTTGCCGGCTGACAATTCAAATAAGAAGCTCATTCTCTAACCCATGCCACTCTGATGTAATCCATTCCCTCGGGGCCATACTTACGCATAACGCCTTCAGGCTCGAAGCCCATGAAGCGCGCAAACTTGAGCGCTGCAGGCCAGTCTGATTTGCAGACCGCTTGAACCCGCCACAGTCCATTTTCGTCCACCACCTTCTGCATAACGTCGGTTTTGGCAAACCTAATGAAAGGCCGTGGGTACTCGTGTATTTTGTTGCTGGCGATAAACCAGGCCTCACCTACGCCCGGCCACATATCAACAATGCCGGCGCAACAGATGATGTATCCGTTTTCTATTAGTGTGTATGACCAGCCGGGCTGCTGCAGCTCCCCGGCATAGTCTTTCATATATCCTATGTGCTCAGGCGCACCTTCGTTTAGTGGGCCATCCATCAGCTCGTGAAGGTGGCTTTGGTCGTAATCTATAATCCTCACTGGTCGAAAGTGATCAGTCTTGGGAATATGCCAATGATGGTCAGCGGCAGCGGCTGGTCTTGCTGAACAACAACAAAACCATCTGTGTCAAACCCGCCTCTAAATTCAATCTCCTTATCACCAGTGAATAACGGAATAGCCTTTGTCATCGCTGCAGCTGATGACCTGAACGGTATCCTGTCCAGCTCTGTTTCCGAACTGCCTACCTTCACGCCAACAGTCCTGAACAAACGCAGCACCACCTCATGGATTCGCTTTGTTTTGCCCTGGGCTGTGCCTTCTGTGCCGCCTGCCTCAATACGCATCGTCTGCAGCGTCGATGAGTAGTTAAGGCCGATATGCACCTTTGTGGCGCTATAATCCAAGGTGACTGATCCTGAGCTGACAACCTTGTCCGGGTGGACAGCGCCGTTGGCCAGGATAGAAACAGTCTCACCTTCCAGGTGGTCTAGGCCGCTAATAGACGTTGCAGCTGCGCCAGAATAGGTCAGGCCGCTATCTACAAAGAAGGCGTCTTCAACATCATCGCCAAACTCGAAGCTGCTGAAATACTCGACATATCTTTTTGTGCCGCCGTTGATGGTGCGCTTGACCACCATGTATGTGTCATCTTCGTTTAGGTCGCCGGGTATGGTTGCTACACTTTCAACATGGCCAAACGTGTCTGAGCCGAACTCGCCACCAAGAATATGCTCATGCCAGGCAATCACATTCTCTTCGCGCCGGTAGGTCATGCCGACAAACTTGCCGTTTTCTAGTACGCACCAGACGACGTTGTCCGGCTCTTGCTGCAGCGACATTTCTTTGATGCCGCCCTCAGTAATGTGCTCAGCCAGAATAGTCATGTCCGGCGCTTGATATGAATCTGTGTTCAGGTCAAACACCAGCTCGCGCAGTTTGCGCTTTGCTCGCTGTACAAACAGCGTCACGTTGGCCACTTGCACCGGCTGTAGGTCAGCCGACCCATATGTCGCTTGTCGCTTCACAACGGCATTTGTAGGGCTTAGAGGCGCATCCTCTGAACTGGTCACCACAAATTCACCGCCGGACGTTCCGACAAGCAGCACACGGCCAGCTTGCAGATATCTGATGATATTTACCTGGTTAGAACCCAGGGTGTATGTCAGCGCATCATCTGCATCGACGCCGGCAGCGAAATCCTCGAAGCTGCCGCCTACAGAGAAAAACAGCGTTTGAGGCTGCTCAGTCGTCGAAGCGAACACCAGGCGCTGTTCATAGAAGGCAACAGCGGCAGGGTAGCCTGTGGACGCTGAAAACGCGCCCAATGCCCAATCTGTGCTGGCCGTCAGGTCTCCGCTGATTGTTACGCTGTCGCCGGCTGCTTCATCTGTCAGGTCTGACGATGGTGCTAACAGCAGCGTATCGTCCGTCACTTTAACAACGATTGCCGAGGTTTCATTATTGTTTGCGGTTGTGAAACCAGTTACCGAAACCTTCATGCCCACCTTGAAGCCCTGAGCTACAAACTGACCAGATGAATCCTGGAAACGGTCATTATGCTCTAGGCCGGTAGCTGATGGGTCGCCTTCGTGAGCTGACAGCGTTGTTGCTGTGTAACTAGGCATCAGCTCGGTGCGGCCATCTACATTTTCTTGAACGTCAGCATCTACATTCTGTGCATCTGTAAAGGCTGTAATTTTAGCAAAACCCTCATGCAGCCTGACTATCCGGCCAACATCATTGCTTGCAAATGTGTTGGCGCTGGCTGTGATAGTGACGTTGCCGGTTCTAGCGTCAGCCACCAGTGTTGTGCTGCTTGTGTTGTCTTCACCCATTGGGCCGCGCAGTAGGTCAACCTCAGCGATTGTCCAGGCTGTGTGGCTGGTGCGCGTAATCTTGCGCGGGGCATAGTCAGGATGCACCAGGTACATAACATCAGCTGACTGCGTGAACTTTAACTTATCCAGGTCGGTATGCGCGTATGGCGTCGTCACCTCTACAGGAACCCCGCTCGACACAACCGTGCCGCCGTCTTTATGGATGCGGAAATACTGGTCGCCAAACTCCAGGATATAGGTCTGGGTGACGTTAAACTCGAAAGGTATCAAACGCACATTATGAGCGCTGTTCTTAACCTCGCGTACAAACACAGTGCCAGGACGCCGGCTGGCGCCGCCATGCGGATGCACGACAAAATTCTGCAGCTTCTTACAGCCGTTAAAATACTTTCCAACATCAGTCCGGCCATCAAGCCTGGGGCTCAGCTCGCCGGCTGTGAAATTGGTAAAAGCTGGTGACGCCTTCGCCATTAGTACCTCGCGTTAATGAAGGTATCCGCTGCGACAGTCCGGCTGTCAGAGATCACAGATGTGTTAATGTCATTGTCTTCAGTCGCGTCAACAAAGCGCGCTTCAGTCAGTTTGTTCTGATAGAGCTGATACATGTTAGCGCCCAGTGATGAGCTGCCGACCAGCGGGTAGGCCAGGTCAGCTGCCATTGCTGCAGCGAGCGCTTCAATCAGCAACAAGTCATATTGGTTGCCGTCTTCAACCCGGCCAATGTAAATCATTTCAATTGTGCTTTCGTTGCACAGCAGCTTGCGACCTTCAATCTTATACAGGATATCTGTGTCGCTCAGCGCTAGAACGCGCAAGCAGAATGGGTCGGTCGGCAGTGTAAACTGCTTGGTAAACTCGAAAGCTGGGGCAGCTGTATCCGGGGTGATTGCAATCCTGGTGGTCAGGCAATTCCAGGGGTGCGAGCGAAACACACTATCGCGGACAAAATTGTAGCGCTGATTGCAGATGCGCGCAGCCTTACTGTCTTCAGTCAAACTGATAATGTTAGACGCGCCAATCTGATTAAGAGCGCTGTTACAGATATCAACAACAGATGCCATTTAGATCCCCTTACAAGAAAAAGGGGCAGCCGAAGCTGCCCCTCTCATGGTTAGTCGACGACGTAGTACATAGTCAGCTCAATGGTACCAGTTGCAGTACCAGTTGAGGTAACAGTAACGATGTACTCGTTATCTTTTGTGTCGCCTTCCAGGTCGACCTCTTCGCCGGAACCTAGCGCCAGAGTAGCCGCAGCGTCAACACACTGAGCCGCTGTCGATGCTGCAGCTGCCTTGTAATGGGCAGTGTCAGCAGCAACAGACGTGCCAGCTGAATTGGTGTAAGCCGCGTGGCCAACAGCCAATGTTGTGCCGGCGCCCAGTGCGTCATGGCAAAGTTTTGCCTCAACAACGCGAGCACCATTAGGCAGAGCAAACATTTCGATTGTCTCTGCTGTTTGCGCTGATGCTTCATACTGAGCATGTGCTACGCGAAGGACGCCAGCAAGCTGGTTAGCCTTCACGAACTCTGTAGGATCATCCTGCGTAAGGTCAGTACGAACATTTGAATATAAAGTCATTGTTCAAACCCTCCTTATGCTGATTCGTCACAGTCGATTTGCACGACTTTTTCTTCTTCCATCCGGGTGGCGCCGAAAGTGGCACAGTAATACACCTGGGTAGAATAAGATTTGTCAGAGCGCTCATCGATGCGTGACATTACGTCTTTACCGACAGCCAACTTGATGCCGTCTTCGGCCCAAGCAAAGCATGTGCGGATATTGCCAGACTTAGCAAGACGAGTAGACACATGGAACTGGAAGCCCAGGAATGTGTTAATCTCACCCTGCACAAGAGCCTTGATAGTATTGAAATCAGAGCTGGTGACAGTTGTGCTGTTCAGCAGTGCTTCAATCTGGTCAGGCCCAACGGCAATGTGACGCGGGATGGATGGGTCAACAGATGCAAGGTCAAGTGTCTTCTTGGCCTCAATCAGTTTCGCCAGTGTAAGGTCAGCTGAGCCGTTAGCAATCTGATGTGCAGCTAGCATTGATGTGCTAGTGCCGCCAGACTTGCCTGTCTTAGCTGTGCCTGTTGCTGCTTCGATGATGGCATCGTCCATAGCACGACCCATTGCAGCAGCAGCTGCACGAGCGTAAGTGCTAGTCGGATCAATCAACATGCGAACCTTGTCCGCATCGTCAATCAGATCTGCCCATTCATACGAATCCATAGTCACCATGCGGCGGCTATGTGGGGTCTCAACCATCGGAGTATCCTGATGGCGTGATGTGCGCTTCACAGCGGCTGCAGCTCCAACCTGGTCGAAGAAAGCCTTCTCACCAGTAACAGCTTCCTCAGAGACACCACCACGAAGGATGGAACCAGTCTGCTGAGAGAGCAGTTGCACGTTGGCGCTAAACTGCTGGGAAAACGCGGTGGTGATTTGTGTAGACATTACTGCCTCCTTTTACACACAAGCGTTTTGATAAGCTCGCTACCCGACACCTGTCGGACGATAGGTTGTTGCAATAGCGGTTGCGCCGACCGGGGCTATGCAGCTTGTCCGGGTTTTTTGCTAGGTGCCGTAGCCTTTTGGGCTTGTGGCTTATCAATAGGCTGTAAGCACCATTGCAAATTCTTTTCTGCGTGTTCGAGCGGGTTTGCGATAATCGCAGCTGAGCCTGATTCCAATGTCAGCCTCAGCACCTCAAGCCGGAACTCGCGGTCTGTTTCTGAATCAGCCACTCATCATCCCCCTATATTTCAGAGCTTCGTTCACATAGAACTCATGCTCGGGGTGGCGCTGATCCCAATATGGCGAGCCTTGAGCAGTAAGCTCGCTCAGACGGTCTTGGGCATCACCTGGTGTTAGCGCGCCAGATGTTTTGATGCCTTCTAGGCTGTCTTCGCCGATCTTGCTGTTGATGAACTCGCCTATGTTCACCATCATTTTAATCATGTCTGGGTGGTCGCCCAGCAGCCGGCCATCAGCCAGCTGGATTTCAGAAATGTCATCTGTGCCAAATTCTGCTAGCACAGCGTTACCGTTTGCCATGCGGTCATCATAGGCCGCGCCAAACTCGCGTTTCAGCTCCATTTCAGCATCAACGCGCATCTGGTCAACCTGGCCGTCATCGTTTTGCATCATAGTGCCGAGCATTTCATTATACCCGCCAAGCAGCTTCTGTGCTTGCTGTGGGGTCAGCCCGGCGTCATGTGCGGCGCCTTTGAACCAGGACAGCAAATCGTCGCTGGCCTCAGCACCTTCCGGCAGCTCGTTGGTCAGCTCATAGCCCTCTGGGCTATCTGGCCGGCCAAGACGCCGATATACCTCGCCCCAATCTTCATCGGTCGCGTGTTTGCCAGGGATGGCAACCTTATCCGCGCCAATCATAGACTGTGCGTTAACGTAGGATTTCGCCAGAGCACCTACGTCCTGAATATGTTCTAATGATTTATGTCCCCGGATTTCTTCGGGGATACCTGAGCGCCAATCATCGGCGACAGACTGGGCTACCTCTACGTCAGCAGAGACCTCAGCTACCTGTTCTTCACTCATCTGATGCAATGTCCTCTAATGGTTTACGGTCGCGGAGCATAGATTTGATAAACAGCAGCACCGTCCGCTGACCTTCGCGGTATGCTGTTTCACAGGGGTCTGTGGAAAAAGTTGAACTATGTTCACAAAATCTCACGCCCATGTCCTCAAGAACGCGCTGGCCGTCTTCTGTTGAAAAGACGACCTTGTACAGCTCTATAATTTCTTCCGGGGTCATTCAGGCAAAACCTCATCTAATGTCGTGCCGGTATCATCCAATGCTCGAACCATAGGCGCTGCATTGCCGGCAGCCTCAGCTGTCTGCATCAGCTGCATCTGTTCCATCTGTTCTTGCTGTTGCTGCTGGCGCTGAGCTCGCAGCTGCTGAACCTCACGGTCACCGCGTACAGCTGTAGCCGGCACACCCAGGATTTTAATCAGGTGCTTGGAAATACCGTCGCTATCGACGTAATCCATAATGCCTGGGTCAAGCTGCGACAGCGGTGTCATCAGCTCCAGCAGGCGGGTCATGGACTGAATATCGCCCTGACGCTGCGCTTTCGCCAATGGGCTCACATACTCGATAGACAGCGGCTGCTCTCTCATAAAGTCTGGAGCCGGCATAAAAGCCTTCTGACGCGCTAGGATGCTATAGACGCGGGTAATTAGCGGCTGCAGCAGCTCCTGGCTCAGGCGGCCTGTAAGCGGCCCTAGCAGGCGCATTTTTTCTTCGGTACGCTGCACAACCTCTGTGGCAGTCATTTGCGGCCCTGTCCCCAGAATGAGCTGGTCTACATAGAACGCTGAGCGGATTGCCTGCCGGCGCTGCTCTTCCATGTTCAGACCGAGCGGGTTGTTGGCACCAATGTTGAGCGGTTCAATGCGGTCGCGTGTCCCTGAGCGGTAGAAGTTAAGGCCACCTGGGATAGTACGAACTGGCAGCATGAAGCCGTCGTCCGGCACCAGGAGCGGTGGGTCTACCTGTTTCTGAGCAGCCCTGATCGTGACCTCACTCATTTTGTTCAACATTTTGATATCTGCTAGTGCAGTCATCGCAGGGCTGCGACCATAGCCAATCTCGAAAGATGACTTGGTGTAGCGTGGCGCCATGTATGGGAACTCATCGAAGCCTGATTCGGACAGAACCACCTTTTCTTCAGGCTCAATGTACACAGACGCAAATGGCTTGTTATCAGCTGTCACCTTGGTGACGTCGCGCTCTTGGCGCTCATATACGGCGTGAATTAGATTGATTTGTTCATATGGGTTTTCGGTGGCCTTTTTCAGAATTTTGCTGCTCAGCTTTTCTTCACCGAAACGCGCAACAGCTGCCCTGGCCGGCATTTTGAATTTTCTAAATACCGTATCGACCCGCCCCTTATCATCTTCTGACAAGAAACACTCTTTGATGTGCCGGGTGCTGAACCGCACTTGCTGTTCGTCGTCTGCATCCACATACATCACAGCTGTACCGAAGGTCACCAGATCTTGGTAAAGCTCATGGATTTGTTCCTGAAAGTTGGAGCGGTTGAACGCTTGGTACATGACGTCTTCGACGCCCTGCAGCCATTCCATCGCTTCATCGTCACCATTCAGGTCATTGTCTGAATAACGCAGGCTAAACCAGCTCGTGCTGCCATTGGTCAGCATACCGTGCAGCGAAGCGCTTAGCAGCTCAGCGGCATGAATAGCGGTGCCGTCAAAGACTAATTCAGAGCGCTTGTCGCCCGGCGAGCGGTTTTTGGTCACATCAGCTTTCCTTGGGACGACATAGTCTGCCACCTCTTGCCAGTGGCTTTCCCATGTCTGGCGCTGTGTCTCCAGGCTGCCGAATCTTTTCAGCAGTATGGTTGCAATTTCATCAGCCATTTAATTACTATCCGCTAATAATCCTTTTGTTTTCAACAAAGAGCTTTTTTTCTTTTCTTTTTTCTTAGCCCCATTTCGTCTTGTACTTTTTGCATCCACAACCTTAGCCGGTCGGATTGAAGTCACTGCATCGGGTTCAACAGTTTTTTTCGCATTTGCAGTGGACTGCTCAGCCGCAGCAGCAGCTTTTTCGGCGTTCACTGCTTTTATGAGCTTTTTACTAACGCCCGAAGAAATCGCTTTTCTGAACGCACCACCCATTATCTATCCACCTAGCAGGGTTTTCTTCTCGGTAGGTGCGTCACCGATTACGCCCTGTGAGCCAGTCAGGATTGTGCTCTTTTTCTTCTTTTTCTTTTTGCCGCCCATATCGTCGCCTTCGCCGGAATAGACAACATCTGCCGGGTTATTCGGGTCACCCGGTGCATCAACGACTTTCACTTGCTGTTGCGCCTTCATGGCTGCTTCAGCTTTTGCCTTTGCTTCTGCCTCTGCTTTTGCCTTAGCGGCTGCTTCAGCCTGTGCTCTAGCTTGTGCCTCAGCTGCCGCTTGTGCCGCAGCTGCTTGTTTCTTCGCTTTGTTGGCGCCGGTGATGCTACCCACCGCCCGGCGAATGGTTCTGACTACACCGCCCATTATTGGCCTCCTGTGTTCTGATTTCCTGATGACCCGAGTAATGATGAATACTGAATAGGCGCGTCGGTCATCACGCCCTGTGCCGACGTCTTCACGTTGGTCTTTTGATTAGCCTTCTTCTTTGCCTTATCGCCGGTCATCTTTTCTTTGGTCGCATCAACCACACTATTTGGCCGCACTACTGGATCCGGGGTTACCGGCTCAGGAACCGCAACAGGCGGCGGGGGTGGCGGCGGTGGCGGTGGCACCATTACCTTTGGTTTCAAAAATCCCATTACAAACTTACTCCCAGCGGGTTGTAGCTGCTGTCAGCTATGGCCTGTGGTGGCCGGTCATACTGCGTATTTTCTTTAAGACCGACCGCGAGATACCGAAAAGCATCTGCAGCGTGGCTCGACCAGTCATGGACAGGCGTGTTCCTAAACGTCCGCAGCCTTTCGTTATATGCTCTGTGGTACTGCCTAAGCGCTTCAAGGCCTGGCTTGCAAAGCTCCGCGTCAAACCAGCAGCGCGGGATAAGCATCTGTGCAGCATGAAGCCCATCCTCGACAGGCAGCTTAGGAACCACCCTAAAATTTATTCCTAAATCCCAGGCAGTCTCGCGCCTGCTTTTGCCAGAGCCTAATTCCCTGACCTCAATGTCATGCGGCGCGTTATGCGTCCCATAAAAATAATCTTTATCAGCAAGAACCTTTGCGTAATGAGGCAGCCCCTCGCCCCGGTTCTCATAAAAATCTATGACATGCACCGCCCGGCCTACACTTTGCGTAAACCAAATAGCCGTGCTGTCACCGACGCCCAAATCCCACCAGGTATCTACCTTACAGGTTGGGTCATACGGAACTGAAGCAATGCGCCCCTTTTCCTGTATCTCTTGAAGCTCTTTACCAAATACAGCCCCAGGCACATTAGCGACCCAGCTGCACTCAAATTCCTGTTCAAACTGGTCTGGCGTCATCATCGCCCTGGCAGCGTCCAATTCCTCGCTGTCCAGTATCCCGGTCTCACTCGCCCGGTATATCGACGTATGCCAGTCGTCCTGCCCCTCAGCAGCCGTGTAAAGATCAAAGAAGGCGTTATGCCCCCTGGGTGTACCAATGAACAACGCCCAGCCCTTACGGTCACTTAGCGCCGGCCTGATAATCTCTGGAAACAAACTTTCCGGCATATCAGCCATCTCATCCAGCACAGCGCCATCCAAATAGATGCCCCGCAGACTGTCAGGGTTCTCAGCACCCAGCAGCTGTATCCTTGCCCCATTAGGCAAATCAGCCCGGAGCTCAGTCTCATGGAACCGCACCATAGGCACAGCCCCTGCAAACTGCTTGAGATAATCCCACGCCACAGCCTTAGCCTGGCGATAGGTAGGCGCTATGTAAGCAAAGCGCGGGTTAGTCTTGCCGTTTAGCACAGCATCCCGGAGCAAGTGATTAATGGCCATCACCGTCTTGCCCCAGCGACGATGACAGACTACGACGCCCCAGCGCTTAGCCTGCAGCTCACCGTGTAGCTGCGCCTGCCCTGGTCTTGGCGTGTAGGGAATTTCAATGTTCATGTGAGAGACAGGCTCATGTTCAGGTAATATACGCTATAGATTCCGGCGGGTTGGTCTGGGGTGGGTGGGGGTGCCGCTCAGGATTTTGCCCACCCTGACAGGCTTGTATCCCGCGCCCACCGCTATGTTTTTCTAGGGCTCCAGCTTGCCAGGTCACAGCCCGGTCACAAGCTGGCCAAGCCTGGCATCAATCTGTGAAAATCAAAAGCCGGCCTGCCTCGTGCGCGCGAGCACTGCCAACAGAGCCAGCCTTTTATATATCTCAGCCTACTGTTGCCGGCTCTGCATTGCCCCAGGTCAACGTGATTGTCCCGCTGCTTTGCTTGTTGTCCTCTGCCTTGTCTCTGATACCAAGAGGCTGCATCTGCCTGATGTGCTTGTCCTTGTGGTCTGCCTCTAGCCTACGACGTTGCACCTCAGCCATTGCTAGCTTCGGGTCGTCAGGCAATGGTGCTTCGACCAGGTCAATGATTTGGTCTCGCATTGCTTCACACTGCAATGTCCTGGCTACACGATACTGCGTGTAAGCCTCTTCATTCTCTTGCACCCAGCGCAGCACGGTACGCCACGAAGGCAGCGCACTGTCTTCGTTGCAGATCCGCGTCAGGCTTGTGCCTTCAGCTATCCGCTCACAGATGATGTCCATCTGCTTTTTCGTTACTCGTATCTTCGCCATGATAATCCATAAAAGCGCAGGCCCACCGCCGTGCAACGATGAGCCTGCTAGTTACTGGTGCAGCTGGCTGTGTTTGGCAACCAAGCTGCGTAAGGTCAGTTAAGGGAGGAAAAATGAATAGCCATATGTTGTGCCATTCTATAAATATTGATACTACATTCGGTGCATTGGCGTCAATAGGGCTTAACATATTACGTCATCACAGCTGATAATACAGCCTGACCAGGGCATCCTGATACCTTCGCTTGACTATCCTGGGGTCGTTCAATCCAAGAATCCGTGCCAGCTTAGACCAAGCTGGGCCACGTTCTCTGAACGCAGCTGAGTGAGCTACAGCCCAGACAAGGCGCCTGTCATCCTGATCCATCTTCGTAATGCCAAGCTCAAGCGCTATCTCATACCTGGTTATCTGAACAGGCGTAGCCTTGATGATAGGCACCTCGAAGGCGTGATAGCCGTAAGCTGACCATTCCTGGACATACTCAGGCCATGAGCTCATCTTCTGCTTGCGAATAGCAGCTGGCAGCTTCCGCTCAGTCTCAGCAGCTTCCATGAACAGCTCGTCGAGCTCTGTGATGCTCGCCCTACCGACGTTCATTGTCGAGCCTGCGCTGTTCTTCGGTCAGCCAGTCGAAGCGGTCTAGCGGCGACATAGTGCTCACAGCAAGCATAAGCTCTGCAAACCTGGTAGCACTGTATCTGGGGCGAAGCCGCTTAAATACGCGGCGCTGAAGCTCATCGAGCGGCTGTTGCTTAGCTCTAGCTACAGCTGAGCTATAAGCATAGCTAGTGTTCTTAGCTATGTTATTTATTAGTTTATTTATTTGGGGGTTTGCTGAGACTTGTGCTGAGCTTAGCTTATGCTTAGCTTGTGTGCCTACGGCAATTCTATTTTTATTTTCAACCACCTGTCAAGCCCCCTTGCGTAATCCGATAAGCTGCATGACGCGCTGCCACCAGGTAAGCCGGGCTTTTTTCTTCTTTTCCCAGGCTGCTTTTATTTTGCGAGACTGTGCTTCCCGCTGTGCTTTAGTCCAGTTTCTTGGCATCTTCCTTCTCCTTGTACCAGTTAGCTAATATTCGCCAGCACTTGTCGTTGCTGCATACCAGGGCGCCGCTGGCTAGTATCACCCAGGTGCCTGCGTCTATCCAATGTTCCTGGCCGCAGGCTTGACAGCTGCTTTTCCTTTGCGTGTCTGGCGCAAAAAAGCTCTTCTGAGATTTTCGCGTCAGCCGGTTTTTCGCAGACACAGCACTTTCCTCTCTCGTGATTCATTGTCCAAAATCTCCTCTACCTGATCTGCGAGGCGCTCACGCAGATAACGCTCTGTTATGACCCCATGTCCTTGCGCCTTTATGTACTCCGGCAGATTCATCCAGTTGGTATCCATCTCAGCCTGTGTGTCTGTGCAGTACCTAATCACCGGCACGTCGTAGAGCTCAGCAATCCTAAACAAACCAAATCCTTCACGAATCAAACGGCGTATCTCAGCATCAGCCTGCTGCAGGGCATACTCACGCCGGGTCATATCCAACCCAGCTGGGGCGTACCGCTCCAGTCCTTGCGCCATACCATCCAGCAAAACGCCATCTTGCCGCTGCCATACCAGCTTTCGTCATGGTCGCCACGAATCATGGTCAGCCTTTGACTGAAAACGTAAACAGCTGCCGGCGGGTGCTTGCTGTACAGTGTTTGATACCGTGCCTTGCCCTCTAGGAAGGCCAGCCGTAGCAGCCAGGCGTGTGTCTCTACACCCAGGTCTATGGCATGGCTGATAAACTCACCAGCGAGCTTGTAAGGCGGGTTTGTGATGATTGTGTCGGCCAGGGGCTGACGTTCCATCAGAAAATCTATGTTCGTCTGGGCATCCGGGTAGCCGTAACTGTTCAGGTCTGTGCTGACTACGTCGTAGTCGTGCAGCTTCAGGTGCTCAGATATGGCGCCGTCGCCACAAGCCGGCTCCCAAATCAATCCTGTGAACTGTTCACAAGATAGTAAAGCCTCGGTCGCTTCCGGCGGTGTAGGATACCAGTCGTCTTTCTGCCGGTCGCTCATGCTGTCCACCCCTTGCCGTCGCAGCGGTAGCAGCTCGTCCATTGCACACAGCCATAACCGTCAGGCTCGCGCACCATGCCGTCTTTACATTCATCACAGGGCTTTACAGCTATGCCCAGGCCACAGGTGTTGCAAACAACCAGGCCGCCCTCGCGGTCGGGCAGTGTCGTTTCACACTTTGGGCATCTGCCCCAGCGGAGCCTGGTGTGCCATGTGCCGTCACCGTCCATAATCATACACCAGCCCTTAGTTTGACCAGGGGCTCCAGTATCTCGTGTACCTGTTCGATAGACCGGGCTAGCCCCCAGTGGCAGCCGGCAAGCAGCAGCCGTGCCTTCATCTCTTCTTGATTCGCGTTGAGCTTGCCGCCCTTGGGGCGCTTTAGCTCTATAAAGATTGCTGTGCTGATGCCATGCACGGCCTGGTCGCCCGGCACAAATATCTCTAGGTCAGGCCAGCCATACTGCGTACCCATCTGCCGCAGCTTGCGCTTAAAGGCCACATGCCGGCGCCCTTCATTCGGGCTGTGATGAAATACACAACCAGGCGGCAGCGCTATGTTCAGCCATTCGACTACTCTTTTCTGTAGCTCGTCCTCAGTCTCGGCGTAGGTAGAAATCATTAGGCATCACCTCACCCGCACTGACCTGAACAATGCGTTCCATAAACAATTCATTGGGTATGAGCCGGTCTTCATGGCCATGCGGCAGGCACCAGCGGCGCGACACAGTCGCATGTGATGCCCCTACTTGCCTGGCCAATTCGCTGTACGACCAGCCCTTTTTGCGTCTAAAATCATCAAGTGTCATGCGTAATCAGTATCACACCTTGACGTATGCCGTCTAGTTGTTTATCGTCATCTTCTGGCTTTAACGGAAACCGTAAAGGTGATATATTATGCTGATGCCAAATAACTTAGAAATTATGATTGCCAAATCAGGCATGACAAAGAGAAACGTCGCGGAGCTGAAAGGCATTACGCCTGAGACCTTGTCGCGTCATGTTCATGGCAAGATACAGATGACGCTGCAGGATGCAGAACAATACGCCAAGATCCTTGATTGTATGCCCCAAGATATATTGTTCGCGCAGAAGCCGGTCAAAATAATTGGCTACATGCACATCAACAAAGATGACAGCATGACTAGGTCGATAGCTGCCGGGAAATCTTTAGGCAAAGTATATCTGCACAACCATATGCAAAGCGATACAGCGGCAATCATTTACAGCGCTGATAAAGACTACGCTGGCCGTCACTTTGGCTGGAAAAACGCTGTGGCCTTCATAAAACGCTCGCCAATAGAAAAAGGCGAAGTTGACCCTGACGCAATCATGCACGAATCATTTGTTAAAGTTATTGGCGACATTCCTGATGCTGATTCCTCAGCAGAGTCTGGGCTATTGTTTGGCGTCGTATACCCAGAGCCAGGCGGCACATATACAATTCACAACGTGCTGAATGACAAGATTAGGAAAGGCCTAAAACTTGAATGGGCTTCTCCGTTATTAGCCGTCAGCTTGAGGCCTGAGCTTCGCCAGGTTGAGGTAGTATTAGATAAGTAGCTTGACATATAACGTCATGGCGTAATACGTTTTATCCCATAACAGTATGGGAGAGACTATCATGCTTCATGACGTGCCGGACTGGGCAACGCGCCACAATGTGCGTACCCATTCCAATCCTCGCTCAAAAGACCGAGCGAAAAACCTTTTTGAAAAAACGCATGTGAGGCCGCTAATCGGCGCGGCCTTTGATGTATTGCGGGACACTGATGCCTCAGACGCTGACAAGCTGCGAGCCAAAGATGTTCTGTACCGCCTGAACGACAGGCGCAGCTCAGCCAACATGGAAGCCGGCAAGGCTACCCAGACAATCACTGACCTACACCTGGTCATGGATGAGAACGGCGAGACACTCAGCCTGGCTGACGCCACACATGCCGGCGTCGAGCAGCTGCAAAACTACAAACCCAAAGATGAAGACGACGCAGCCCGGAAAGATAAATATCTGGAAGAGCTGCCCCTGGTCGCAGAACACGCCATAAAAGGCCTGCAAGAGGCTATGGCTAGCGAGAACAGGATTTTGGGTGAGAAGCAGCTGCTGGGTCTCATGCCCGGCCTGGCGGTGCCGTATGACACGCGCCCGGACTATGCCAACCGGGGTGACCTGAAAACAAAATGGTCACGCCCGAGCTCCAGAGCCAAATCAGGTTGGCAGGCCGGCAGTTTGCCTACGTCACTGACCGGCATGTTCGACATGAACAACGTGTACCAGTCTTGTGGATTCTGGGCATTGAACGGCCACCGTCCACCTTTCCTGGTGTACGCCAACGCCACAGACTACCGGGTGTTCACGCCCGAGAACGCGCCCGAGCTGCGCGACGACTTTCTGCAGGACGTGCTCAACGACATCATCCTGCAGTGCAAAACCACCGAAAACATCCTGCGAGCTGCCAGCACGAAAGACGAGCTGCTGGGTCTAGTCGCGCCTGACTGGCAGGCAATCTACTGGCAGGAACCTGAAACATACCTAGCTGAAGCCCGGAAAATATGGAGTGTGTAATGACAAAATGGGAATGGATTAAAGAAATAATCGGGGGCTTAGCCTTCGCCCTGCTCATGGCTGAGCTTTACTTTTTATTGTGGGTGCTTGCACCAGAGGGGGCTTGGTAATGGTACAGCAAGACCTTCTTGAATGGCCTGGTGACCCTGGCCCAAACGTCCACAAAGACGCGAAAGACACAGAGATAGCGGCAGCTGAATTTATAGCGCCAAAGGTGACTGGACTGAGGTTGCAAGCCCTGCAAAGCCTCGCCTCAGCCCAGCCCGGCCTGACTGGTAGCCAGGTTGCTGACAGGATGGGCGCTTGGTTGTACAGCGTCAAGCCTCGCATCACTGAGCTGCAGCGCATGGGCTTGGTCGCCGATAGCGGCGAGCGCGCCAGGAATGAACGTAAACGCCAAGAGGTGGTGTGGAAAATCACCGACAAAGGCATCGACTTTTTGGAGAATTTGAATGGCTGACTTGCCTAAAAAACTAATTGAGATCTTCAAAGACATAGGTCTCACAAGAGAGCAGGCCACCTGGGATTGCCACGGCACCCCGGTTGCGCTGCACAAGGCTTTGGAACAGGTCGCTGCTCACCTGGGCATCACTTTTGACCCGCCGGTTATCATTGAAGCTAACGCCGAGAAAAAGACAGTTGTCATGCAAGTGTCTGGCCGGCTAGGGGATGCCGTCGAATGGTCGATTGGCGAAGCTGTGCCTTACAACAATAAGAACAGCTATCCCTATGCTATGGCAGAGAAGCGCGCGAAAGACCGGGTGATTCTCAAGCTGATTGGCGTGGCCGGTTTTGTTTATTCAGAAGATGAAGCAGACGCCTTCAAAGAAGAACGGCCAGAAAACATGGGCGGGGCGCCGCAGCCATCAGCTGACCCGCCGAAAGACACGCCAGCGCCACCGGCACTGGATGATATCCCCTTTGACGATAACCCCTGGCGGGACTGGGTAGACCAGGAAAAAAGACGCATTGATGAAAAGAAAGACATCAATGCTTTGCACCGCTGGGCAAGCAGTACCGAGAAGGCGAGACATGACCTTTTCGAGGCTGACAGAGAGCTATGCGCTGAGCTCAAAGACCACTACGGCGCCAAATATGATGAACTAAATTCAGGAGTAAGATAATGCCGCATTTTTCACGTTCTAAATTTAAGATGAGAGGCAACGTCCAGATGATGGACGAGACCGGCGAACACATCGAATACCGGGGCATAGCCTTTATTCAGTTTCGCACTGAATGGGATGACCAGGCGAAGCGCTTCACGCCAATGACCCCCGAGCAGAAGCAAATCTGCGAAGACTTGCACAAGCAGCTGGCTGATGCCGGCGTCGAGCTCGGTGTCACGGTATCGCAGCGGGTGCCAGGCGTCGAAGATGTGCGGGACTACCCCAAGGTGATGCAGTTTCAGCTGATGGTCAACGACCCGCAGGGCTACACGCCGCCACCAACAACTGCAGCTGCACCGGCTCAAAGCTATGAGGCAGCCAAAGGGGGCGGTAATGGATGGTAATCTTCTCACGCTGCATGAAGCAGCTGCGTACCTTTTTGGCGAAGACACAGACGCAACGTACAAACGGACGTGGCGCCTTATTAAAAGCAATGACGTCCAAACGATCTCGTCTGGCAAGAAAATCTATGTCGCACGAGCTGTGCTTGACGACGTCTGCGGAATTTCTGGTGTACCCGGTGCCGGGCAAGGTCTGCGCGATAGTGCTTGGCCAATTCGTGACCAGGAAAGCAACAGCGGATGAGCTAGATGACATCGCGTTCCGATTCCACCAAGCAGCCAGGGAAACCAGAAGAGGGATTTATTGATGACCCAGCTGCTGAAGATGAGCCGGACAGATATCAGCGGGTGAAACGCCCCGAGACCTTTGTCTACAGCTCTACGTCTGCGGACATACCGCACTCGGATAAGATAGATCCGTTTCACATCAAAGAAAAAAAGAAGGGGCGCTGAGGCGCCCCTTACTCTGTCCAGCTCTGTACTCTTTCGGGTTTGCCCCTGTCGCAATCAGGCATCCAATACCTGGACGGCTGCCCGACAAACTCTTTCTGACGCGGCAGATATCTTTCATTGCTGACAAAGAACTGCCTGGTGTCTTCGTCTTCATCTAAAATCCGGCGCATCCATGCCTCAACGTCAGGCAGCTGTTCGTCTGTCATTGTAGGGCAGCGGACGTCCAGCCATTCCGGGAAATCTGCCAAGACGCGGTCATTCCAACCAGATATCCTGGCGTTGGCGTTGATGTGAAACTGCCAGTTGCCCCGGCGTACCCGAACACGAATCTCATGGTTGCCAAACTGCCACCTGGTTTCGTGCGCGCCGAGGGTTTTGATATTACCCCCGACACGATACTTTTCTATAAGACGCGGTTCCATTAGAACGCCCCCGAGATAGCGTCAGCAATCTTGGCGTCCTGCTCTTCGCTTTCGAGCCAATGGCCATAGATGTTGGTGGTTGTCTTAATGCTTTCATGACCCATCAGGTTAGTCACTGTCCACCAGTCACCGTTGAACGCCTGCAGGATACGGCTGGCATAGTAATGGCGAAGGTCATGCCAGCGGATGCGCTCAACACCAGCTGCATCACAGGCCTTGTGCAGAGCGGCCAGGAAACGGCTATCAGAGAGCACGTTGCCGGTTGTGCTAGGGAACACCAGCTGACCAGCTGATGGCCGCCCAGCGCGCAGATAGAGCTCTTGCAGCAGCTGTTTAACGTCAGGGGTAAGTGGCACCTTACGGTTACCCTTGGCAGTCTTAGTGTCGCCTACCTCGGCGCGGTGCTTTACAGCCTTGGTGACGTACACATAGCCGGCATCCAGGTCGATGTCTGACCACAGCAGGGCGCGTTGCTCACCCTGGCGCAGGCCAGTAGTCGCAGCAAAGCGAGCGCGTAGCGCCCAAGCCTCGGGCATATGTGCAATAATAGTCTCAATCACTGCCGGCTGGATGCGCTGTGCTTTGCCAGTGTCCTGCGTCTTCATGCCTTTTGCCTTAACGCCCAGCGCTGGGTTGCTGTTGCGGCAGCCCGAATCAATAGCGTAGTCGAGCATCACGCGGACATTGCCCATGATGTTCTTAACAGTTTTGACAGAGCGGCCGGCCTTCAGCTCGTCCATCAGCTGCAGCCGGATCTGGCCAGTGGTCAGGTCGCGCACCTTCGATTTAGCCAGCGCCTTGTTGCTGAGCTTCAGGTCGATAAACGCCTGGCTGTGCCGGCGTTTCTCAATCAGGCTAGAACGTGTCACGTCGCCGTCTTCGTAGGCGCGCTCAACGTGTGCAATGAAATGGTCGCGCAGCTGCTGGAACGTCCAGTCCCAGCTTTCGCCCAGGTTAGGCGCCAGCTCAGATACGAGCTGGTCAGCGTAGGCCTGAGCCTGTTGCCTGGTTGCGAAGAAGCGCTGCTTGCCGCCATCGACCAGGGTGCGTGTGTCTACGCAGAAGGCAGCCTTTCCTGCCTTTGCGCGTGATTTGATTTCTTTGACTACGATATGCATGTCGTTCTCCCTGTGGGGCGGGGCTGTTAGGCCACCGCCATCTTGTCATCTGCAATGCGCTTGGCATCTTCAATGTTTTTGGTAAATGGGTTACCACCCATTGCGAGGATGCAGCCACCGCTGTCTGCGTCGATAATGCGAAGCAGGCCTGTGTCCTTGGCGCGGTAGGCAGCCAGGCCGCCGTCAAAGTAATCAGCGACGTGATCGTAATCGGCAGCGAGTTCAGCGGCAGTGAAAAATGTATTGTTCATTTCGTTCTCCCTTTCTTAACCTTATACGTCAAATATAGTGACGGTTTCCGTCAAGGTCAAGGTAAAATCCCGCACCCACCCATGATTTCTTGTGACCCATCTGTGACCCAGGCACAAAAAAAGCCGTCAAAAGCTAATGCTTTCAACGACTTGGGTGGCGGGAGTGACGGGACTCGAACCTGTCAAGAAAGCGTCCTAACATGTCCCATCACGATATATTACAGTGATTTACGGTGCAAGCATATACTGCATTATCCCATTCAATCCCGCCTAGTCTGTGACCCAGCTGTGACCCAGGTCACAAAGTGTATGTGACCCGGCGTGTCCATATAACCCTGCCCTCTGCGCCGTGATGCCCGGACATGCGGGTCATGTCCCAGCCGGGCATATTATCAGTTTCAAAACCGTAGCGGCATACTACCTGAAGCGCCTGGTTTTCTTCATGATGCTTTCGGGCTGCTTCGAGAACTGTTTGCCCTGGCGTTTCGCCTTGCGCTTCGCCCTCGTAGTAGCGGCATATTCCTTGGGGCTCAGAGCTTTGATAGCTGCTTCCGGCAGATACCGCTCGCCTGTCTCGCTGCTCTTCTTGCCGCTCTTGGTGCGCCATTTCTGTTTGCCCCAATTCTTCAATGACCGTTGTGGTGCGCGCATCAGTCTCTATAGCCCCCGCCCCGCTTTTTGTACTCCTTCGCAAGCAGCTGCGCTTTCCGAGCACTCCACTTACCAGCGGCTGTGCCGTGCGTAGCTCTGCCCAGAATAGACTTATACAGCCGCTTTCTCATGCCGGCCTTGGTGTAGTTGCCGGCCTTGTTTACCTGGCTTTTCTTGGCCATTACTTTTTCTTCTTCTTGGCCTTCATGATTTTAGACTGCAGAGCCTTCGGCAGTGTCTTCTGCTTTTTAGTCAGCCCTGTTTTCTTGGCAGCTTTTTTCTTACCGTACATGTGCATCTCCTAACATTTCCATCTGCGCCTTGCGGCCTTTCCTCTTGGGCCAGTCCAGCTCTTGGATCTGGCACAGAAGCTCTTGCGTCTTTTGGCAGCCTTGCTGCCTGGCTTTACCTTGCCGGTCACTGGCGCCTTTAGTTTGCTGCCTGTTGCCCGGTTGTATTTCGCACGACCTTTTGCCGTGAGACCGCCACCCTGTTTGACCGAGCGCTTTTCACCGCGCCCGACAGATAGGTTTACAGATTTCTTTTTTGCCTTAGCCATCGACCTCTCCGCGACACAGCTTTATGGCCTGCTCCAGCGTTTCTTCATTACGCCGCGTCCAGCCCTTGCCGAATGTCTCGAATGTTTTGAGGCGCTCATAAAAAGCCTGGCGCCGGGAATACATATCTGTAATGAGCTTCTCCGGCTCATGGATATTTACAGCGCCCAGGGTCATGGGGCCAATACCACCATCAACGGTCACGCCTACAATCTTCTGTAATGTGCGAGCTGACCGACCGACGCCGCTATTCACAGCCCAGTCAAATACAGCCCAGTCCAGGCCGGCTGGCAGCTGGTCACCAGATACCCGGTTCCAATACTCTTCGCGGTAGATAGCCGCGACGTGGTTGGCCGGTATGTTTCGCATCGTGTCTTCTGTAATCACCGGGTCGGAGTCGATGGTCTCAGACAGCCATTGTTCATAGACCCTGGCCGTGATGCCTTTGTTTGTCATGCCGCCCGGATCCTCCGGGTGGTTAACGAACCCGCCTTCGTGCTTCA